GTTACCAAAAGTTGATGTACCAATTTATGATTTGAAATTATTATCTGTAGACAAAAAGATTAGGTTTAGACCATTTACAGTTAAAGAAGAAAAATTGTTTCTGATGGCTTCGGAGTCTCAAGATGCCGAATCTGTTTTGAATACAATAAAACAAGTTGTAAACAATTGTATTTTAAGTGATATAAGTGTAGATTCATTGCCAGTTTTTGATTTGGAATATCTGTTTCTGAATCTTAGAGCTAGATCCATTTCAGAATTAGTTACTTTAAAATACAAATGTAATAATATCGTTGAAGAAGAAAAGACATGTGGAAATATAGTTCAGTTTGATTTAAACTTATTGGATATAAAACCGACAAAAGAAAGTAATCATACCAATAAAATAGAAATAAATGAAAAACTTGGTATTGTTATGAAGTATCCTAATTTTGAAATGATTGAGAAATACAAAGATGCAAAAGACTCTAGTGTAATTGTAAATTTAATTATTGATTGTATTGATTACATTTTTTGGTCATGAAAATTTAGGTAACTACTATCAAACTAATTTTGCATTGATGCAACACCACAAATATAGTTTGACAGAATTGGATAACATGTTACCTTGGGAAAGAGATATTTACTTGAATATGTTGATTCAGTATCTTGAAGAAGAAAATGAAAAAATTAAAACAGCTCAACAAAATAGGAAACGATAATGGCTAGTTTTGCAGACGTAGTAAAAAGACAGCGAAAAGAAGGTTCTAGTCGAACTGGTGCTCTTGCTTCGGCTGTTGGCCAAAAAACACTTGAAGCAATAGATCCAAGAAAATTCTTCGATCAAAGTGGTATTTTAACTTCTTTATTTCCTTCTTTAAAGGCTTACAAAGCTCGTGGTGCTGGTGACAAAGATGTAGGTGATAAAAGTCTAAACAAACTTGCAACACTACAAGCTTCTGGTGATGCTGCGACAAGAGTGACACTTGAAGAAATGGTGGTCAAACTTGATAGTAATTTAGTTTACAGTCGCATGATTGCAAAAAATTCTACTGTCTTACCTCAAATGGCAAGAGATGCGAATTTAACAAAACAAAACATTGGTTCTGGTCTTTTTACTCCATTAACTGGTGCAATAGGTGGACTTATTACTTCAATAACATCATTTGCTAGTGACTTAAAAGCTTTATTAGGCATTACTTCATCTATGGGAATTTTGAGAGCTGCTATTGCAGCTTTAACTTCTCCATTGGCGCTTCTAGTTGCTCCTGTTGCAGCTTTAGCTGCTTGGTTAATTGGAAATGATAAAAAAGGTGAAAATTATGTAGATGAAAATGGCCAATTACCAGGAGGAGTTACACCCGAACAAAGTATGCAGCAAGCTCCAAATATAGATGAATTTAATAATAGGATTGGTGGTAAACCAATGGGTTTACCTCAAGCAATGAAAGAAACACAAGCAGAACAAGCCATTGAAGCAGGTAGAAAAGCAGATGTAACAGGTTCTTATGGCGCAGTAGAAAGAATTAGAGCCGAAAGATCATTGAATCCTACATCACCAACAAAAGTAGATTCGAGTGAGATTAGTGAAGATTTAGTTAACTTTATTAAATCAAAAGAAGGTTTTACGCCAAAAGCAAAATGGGATTATAAACAATGGAGCGTTGGTTATGGAACCAAAAGAGAAGAAGTTGCTAAATCACAAAAGAGTGTAATCGATCATGCTTTGAAACATGGTTATAATTGGGATCAAAAGAAAATAGATGCACTAACATCATTTGCTTACAATTTAGGACCGGCCGCACTAAGCCAACTTACAGCAAATGGAACTAGGTCTGATGAAGAAATAGCCAAAAAACTTTTAGAATATAATAAAGTCCGTAAAGGTACCGAACTTGTTGAAGAAAGAGGATTGACCGCAAGACGAACACAAGAATTTGCCATGTTTGCTGGAACAACACAACAAGCACCAACATTGGCGGCAACACAACCAACAATGGGTTCAAAAGTAGCAACAGCGTCAAGTTCTGTTGCAGAAGGGCGTATGCAATTGAGCACATCGCCAGCACCTTCAGTAAACTATGTTAATAATAGCAAAAATGTCCAACAAACTGCACCATCATCTACTACTGCATTGAACGCATACGATCCATTTATGTTTGAAAGTTTAGTAAGCCGCCAAGCATAAAAAACCCGGCGCTAGGCCGGGTTGCACTAGAACTTTATCTAGGCGCTCTTTCAATTTATCGTATGACTTGAATTGTTTTGGTTCAACAAACTCTTTTAGAGAATGTTCTTTCTTCCACAATTCTTCCAACTTGTCATCGTCACCATCATATATTGCAGAAGGACTTTCGAACTCTGATTTATCGTAGTTTTGATAACCATCAACTTTACGAATTTTCAGTTTAAAGTTTGCGCCTTCCCACATATCAAAAGGATTCATTGGCTTCTCATCAGCAAATGCCGGATCAGGATTCATAGCCTCTGTAATCTTATCAAAGATTTTCTTACCAAATTTAAACAGTTTGATTTGACCTTCGTTTTCTTTATTTGAAGGATCAGAAACAATCAATACATTAGCGATATATGAAAGTTTACGTTTACGGTCACGAGCAATGTTTTTATTTGCTTCGATGCCTGAATTCCATAATGTAGAATTTGCTTCACACACAGGGCAATTTTGATTTACTGTTGTCAAACAATTATCAATTAACCAACCACCAGGTCCTTGAAAACCATGTGAGAACACACGAATCCAAGGAAGAGCATCATCACCATCGGCTTGAGGTGCAGGAAGAAAACGCAGAACTGCCATGCCATTTCCTGCTTTATCAACAGAAGGTTTCCAAAAACGATCATCTGCACCACCGCCTTCAGCAGGTTGCGCTGTTGCTTCGATTGCTTTGGTAAGTTTAGAGAGGTCAGAACGACCACGTTTTAGGTTTGCGAAACTACTCATAGTATTTCCTTTCGTATAAACGGATTATTAACGGTATATAAACGACTTATCCACAAAAACATAGTATATCATTTATTTAGTAAATTATCAAGCGTATTTAAGGTATCTTTTACATCTTTGTGAAGTATGCCAATACCATTTGCTTTATTCCAAGCCACAATTACATCAGGTGTATCATCAATAATTACAGCGTCAGGTGTTGCCCATTCTTTCTTATGTTTTCTGCCAGGCACAATATTTACTTTATAATGAATACCATTTGAGCGAAGCCATTTAATTTTTTGGTCTGTTACTTCACCATGAAACTTTTCTCCACCAGAAGAAGAAAGAATTTCTACATGAATTTTTGGATGTTTCTGTATGTAAGATAATAATTCTTTTCCACCAGGAAACCACTCAAGCTCTTCAAAAGCATTTTTATTCAGAATGAAATCTTCCCAATTCTTTGACCATTCTTTTCTATCACGCTTCTCTAAGGATTCTTGGCCATACAAATCTCTAAACTTCTTTTCAAAGTCACAGAGAACACCATCCATGTCTAGGTAAATCTTAGTTATCATTTATCACTTTCTTCAAAATCAACTTATATTTTACTACATCTTCTGGTAAAAATGCGGTATACTTTTCAAGTTTTCTTCGGTAATGTGGCCATCGAATTGTATCGGTAATCTGTTGTGTCCAAACGGGAATGAATTGTAAAATTTTATTTAAAATAATTATGGTTTCTATGTTTATTTCTTTACGCAATCCCATTGTAAGCAACATCGGGTATTCACCATTCACAACTCTAAGTAAATGATTCGGATCTTTTATGTGCGAAAAAAGATCTTTACAATCATTCTCAAAGGTATACGATAATGACTGGATTACCTTTTGTCTTTTCAGATACTTTTGTTGTGCATCATCTAATAGTAAATCACCAATCCATGTTACTGAATCTTCAACAAAATTAGAAACTATGAAGTCAATTAATTCTTCTTTTTGATTAAATTTTCTTGACAGTTTGTAATAATGGTATTTGTCTTTACGATTTTCAAAGTTGGTTATACTGACGTTTGTTTTACCACCATACTTAAAATAATCGTATTTGTCGGTTGTAAAATGCAGTTTTAGTGATTGGAAGATTTCAAATGTTTCATAACCATTCATATCGGAAGTCTAGAAGTTTTCACTTTGAGTAAATTGGCTTTCTCTGCTTGTTCTTGCATCTTAGCCTTGAGTGTTGAATTTAC